ACTATATACCGGCCATCAGGAGACCATGAGATAGACTTAATATCAAATCCCATATCCTTTGCATTCTTAATAGCTTTCTCTTGTATATTTATATATGGAGTATATCTTGGATCCTCCATAGAAGATGCATTATGATTATCAGCTGCTTTTGCAAAATCTTCAGCTTGATAATTAAGAGCTCTTACTCCACCTTCCCACCATTTTCCTCCACATCTTTTTTCATCAACACAATTTCTAAATCCTTCTGCTCTTGTTAATTGGTTCTGGTAGTTTTTAGTCCAGGCCATGTTTTTCATAATGTTCTTATCATCTATCAATGGCTGGAATACTTGGTAAGCAGCATCTGTATTTTGCTCTTGTGAAAGATCAAGTGTTGATACTTTTTGAATACTTGATTCTATATCTTTGAAAAATTTATCCCGGGTTTCATTATCTACACTTCCTAACATAGGAGAATTAAGAAGAGATCCATAAATTCCACTGATCTTGTTATATCCTTGGTTATACTGTGCCTCTTTTCTCTCAAGCCCTGCTTGATAAAAATTTAGATCCGGCTGAAAAGGTTGGATATGCGGTATGTAATCGGTAATACCTGGTATATAACTAGCCATAGATTATGTATGTGGGATAAAAATAGTACAATTTTATTACAAGTTTAAATTAAATTTAATATAAATCTTTAAGTTTAAACCTGTGATAATAAGTTATTCATTATTCATATAATTTGTAATAGGAGTTGCTTGTCTATTGGCATATCCTCTTTGTAAATTATCCTCAGGAGAAGGATCGAAATCCTGTCCTGTTTTTACATCAAGTCCCATGATCTTAGCTAACTGATTCGGAGGAACATTTGGATACTTATTAATAGCATCTGAAAGAGCTTGAGCTTGTGCATGGTATTCACTTCCTGAAGGACCTGGTTTCATTTTAGATCCTTTATAGAACCCTTGCATACCACCAGTGTTGGGGTCATTTTGATTATGTAGATACTGAGTATTGAGTACTTGGGCATTAGCTCTATTAGTTACTGCATCTATATAAGATGATCTTAGCTCTTGCCGGGCCATGTTTTTGGCATTATCAAACTGTTGATTAGCTATAGTAGTTTTATCATATAGATCTCTGGCTATATTAACATTAGCTTCATTAGATTTATTCATGATATCAGCCTTCATACCGGCAAATTTATCAGCCTCTCCAACATTAAGATTATTATACTTCCCTAGGATATCAGCTGCATTCCTTGCTCCTTGTCCTTGTATACCAGAAAAGGTTGCTGCATATTGCTGAGGATTTCCAAAAGCTGTAGCTCCTTGAGTACCTATCTGCATCTGTTCTGCATTAGATGCTAGTTCTCTTGTAGGATCATAAAATGTAGGTTCAGGTACAAAAGGAGATATAGAAGGAGACCATGGAAGATATTTCTTTACTCTTAAGAAATCTCCTGCAGCTCCTGCTGTTTTAATTTTATCCTGTAACCACCATGGAGCTTTAACTCTTTGTTGAGTAAGTTGTAAATCCTTAGGTATAATATTAGATGCCTCTCCTTGTTGCTCCTGAGCTCCTCTCATTTCAGCTGGGGCCGGTGTTTGTTTAGGTAACATAGCCTGGCCTACTGTAGTGTTTCCAAACCATCCATCTACTGGACTAATAGGTTTAGCTCCTTTACCATAAGTTTGATCAGCTACTCCTACAGGAGATAAATTAAAATTCTCCAAGATGGGTTTAAATTCCGGAGAATCTGAAAGATCTGAGATTACTCTATAAGCACTTTGAAAGCTCTTGATCTCATCCTCACTCATAGGATCTAATCCAAGTTTCTTAGCTTCTTTAGTATATGTCTCATTCTTCTTAGTTCCTCTATCCCATGATCTGGTCTTTAAAGCTTCTTTACTAGTAGCAGAAGGGTGAGCTTTCTGAATAGTGAATATTTGTTTTTGGGCCTTTAGAAAGTTATTGATTACATCTTCTTTAGAATCTGTTTTTCCTTTATTCTCAGGTTTGTTTTTCCACTCCTCATATATCTTATCTCTTAATGGTTCATTTCCAGGACTGGTTAAAGTAGTCTGAAGAAGATTATAAGCCTGAGTATAATAATCTGCTTTCTCTACAGGTTGTACATTACCTCCTTCGTGCATTAATGCATTGCCTTTATTTGCCCAATCTTGGGGGCCAGCATGAAATGGTCCACCACTATTGTATGGTTTCTTAGATATCTTTACTTTAGATACCTGCATTCCATATTTTGCTGTTGGTTGTTCTGGGCCTGGAGCAGAAGCTATCTCAGCTGCCTTTTGTACTGGAGCTTTTAATGGTAAGATCTGATCTGGTTCAATACCGGTAACTGCAAGATAAGGTAAAGCTATACTAGGAATTCCCTGAGGAAATCCTTTTTTGGCTTCTTGTACAAGAGCTAGTTTACCCAACTTGATATTATAAGATGCTATCATATTTTCTGCATCCTGGATTCTTACTTTATCAGATTGATTATCTGGATCAGCTAATATCTTTCTTTGTTCATTTATATTATACTGTTTAGCTAATTCAGCTGGGGTATAACTACCTTTTGATTTTCCAAAGAACTTAAGGATATCAGGATCTTTAATCTTTAACTTTTTAGTGTCTGAGAAAATGAAAGAATCATCTGGTAAATTTAAAGGAGTTCCTCCTTCAGAATGTTTCTTTCCTCCTATTTTATAATGAGCAGCTAGGCCAGCTACATTTGGTATGTATGCTGTCTCACCTTTTTCAGCTTCTAGATTGGAGTCCTCTTCCGGAACTGGTTGTAAAGTTTGTTGAACAGATTCTTTAGGTTCAGCCCAGTCATTAGGTTTATAAATAGGATAAATTAGATTGCCCTGATCTATTGATCTGAATCCTGTAGAACCTCCTCCTTTATAAGGAGATGCTTTCTTTTTAATTTTTACTTTTCTCATCAATATTAGTCTAAGTATTCAACATCATATCCCTGATTTTTCAGGTCTTGTATTTCAGTATCTGATAAGTAATATTCTCCTCCTTGATCATAAGATCCTCCATATTTTCTATACTGGCCGGCAGCTCCTGTAAATTGGGTTGGTATCATTTGATCAGCTCTGAAGTATCCTTGATTAATATCATAATTTCCTCTTGATCCTGCATTACCCGGGGTACTTGTGAATACTTGATCAGCATGAGTTTTATCTCTTAATTGCTTCTCCCTAGTTTTTCTGTCTCTCGTATTAAAGATATTAGTCAATGCTTCCATGCCGAGTATACCCATATTGGCTTGATCTTCTCCTGACATTGTTCCTTGATTAAATTTAAAAGTAGATGATGGAGGTGTTGAAGTTGTATTTGGTCCATACATATCTCCTGCTGCAGATTGTTGATTAAACTGAGCAGCTTGAACTGCTATAGCATTACTTTGTCCTTGTATGAGATCACTCTGATATTCTTGAAGTTGTTGATTGGTAGCATTAAGATCAGACTGAGTTCCCATATATGTAGTACTTGCATAAGGGTTCATTTCTGCTATAGGTGCCATATTGTTGGCATTAAGTAGTCTTGGATCATAACAAATAGAGAATGGATTATGCATATCTTCCTCACTACATACCGGTTTGTCATTCATTTCTCTACCAGTAACCTGAGTTCCCTCTTCTGCATATTGAGGAATAAATTTTCTTATATTATTTCCATCATTTTCTGGAGTAAAGAACTGATCATTTATACCACCATCTTGTTTTTTATGAAATCCATGATGTTTTTTAAACGTCTTAGCTAAATTATATTGAGGAGATCCCGGAGGACATCCTGGTTTACCTAAAGGAGTACATCTTCCTTTTTTAAGATTTTTAGGAATCCAATTTCCTCCCTTTTTCATATATCCCATATCTTCCATTCCACTAGTCATCTCAGCATCTGACATTATAGAACCATCTGGCATATGATGAAATGTAGCATGAGGAATCATCTCTTCATGTACAGCATCTAATGAGGTATTTTTTAACCAATCCATGAAATCATTTTTCTTTTCATCAAGCATATTACTTGAATTGAAATCTGTAGATCCTCCCTCTTGCATAGCTCCTCCACATTCTTTACAGGGAACTCCTCCCATGTTAAACATAACAGGAGGAATGTTAAGATTATTAGTAGATCCTCCATAGTTGAATCCATATTTATTAGCTCCTGGTTTATGTATATTAATTCCAAGATTTTGTACACCTCTTCTTTGAGATTTAGGAACTGTAGGAGGATTAGTATATGGCTTTATCTGACCTATGTATGAATCAGAAGTAATATCAGAAGGATTATTATTAAGATTATTCATTACCGGTTCTACAGGAAATGTAGCAGGAGGTTGTGTTGGAGGAGGTGTAGTTCTCTTAGCTTTAGGAGCAGACACATCAGGAGTATAATATGGATTATTAGGATTATTCCATTCTGGAGTACCTTGTGGAATTGTTTTATATGCTCTATAATCTCCTGAAGGAGTTAAGAATTGGGATGATCCAGCATCTTTGGTATAGCCTAATGCATATAACTGATCTGTTGATAAAGGTTGTTGACCAGATGGTAAATATTGACTTAATAAAGTAGGATCAAATCCTTTAGGATAACTTGTATTAGTTCCTCCTGTTTGGTAGTTTCCTTTTAATCGTTTCATATTATCTGATATTAAATTAGGACTGCCTCCTTGTTTTAGCTTTTTATACTGATTCATGATTTGTTTAGTTGCAGGAATTTCTAATACATGTGAATGATCTGGAAAATGATACTCTTCTCCTGGTTTAGCTAGTACTGGATCACCAGTACCATTCTCTCCCATTGGAATAAGAAGTAGTTTTTTATCTACTCCTTTCATAGTTATTCTATTAGAGTTTATAACATTAAATGGGTTATTAACATCCGGAGAATTTTTTTTATATCCTAAGTTAGAAAACATTATTATAAAGATATACTATTTAGTCTCAATTTTCTTCTAGTTTCTATTTGTTTTTCTATAGATTCTCTAGTTCTAGGAATTCCTTTTAACTTATAATTGGATATTCCAGTCTTAGTTTTTATAATTTTTTCTATAGTTTCCTGAGAGTGACTTCTTCCTCTAAGTTTATCTCCTATTTTTTTTCTAGATTCTATAGATCTGGGAGTAGATGGACTCTTCCTTTTTATTCCCTCTAATTTTCTTCTTTTAACAGCTTCAGCTTTTCTTTTTAAGGTTTCTTCCGATGGTTTATATCCTTTTTTAAATCCTCCTTTATTTTTAACTACATGGTTTCCTCTCCAGATACCTGATTTAAGTTGCATATTATATTCTGGATATAAATTATCTAAATAATATTGTTCTCTAAAATATATTTCTTCTTTTTTACATAATTCTATAATAGAAAATTCAAAATTATCAGCTCCATATTTTTCATATGAATATTGTAAATGTTTATTATGATGTTTTTTTAAATTTAGCTTAGATAGATGTTGATTATATCTAGTTCTAAATGATATAGCACTTCCAATATAAAATTTTCCATTGATAATATTAGTTATTTTATATATTCCTGTACTATTAAAATTTATATAATCTCCTTGATAAATCATCGTTTAGATTCTAGTAATTTGGTTATTGCAATTTTTACAATCATTTTTACGTCACCTGATATTTTCCTTTGTAGGGACACGTAATTCAAATAGTGACGGAATTTTTTTCTTTCAAATGAATTCTTTTGATAATTAAGATTTAAAGGATTTAAGGTTCTTGTATATCCATTAGCATCATTAAGCCAGATTACTCTTTGGGCAGCTGAAAATTCTCCTCTATCATCTGTAATATCCCAGAAAGTATTAAATCTATATTTCTGTTCTACTTTACTATATAGTATATCAATATCTGTAGGATTAATTATAGGATAAAGTAGTCCCTTTATTGGATTGTTCTTTGGAGTAAGATTTAATTTTAATACTCCAGAGGTCTGCTCTGTGTTAGATATAATAGCCTGGTCAAAGTTAAAATCTAGTAATTGATATTTATTGATTCCCGATAGATCATATTTATAACACTCCAGATAATACTCTAATGATCTTACTGTATTTACTATAGTCCCGGTAGAAGTTACATACTCTAATTCAAAAGGATAATCTGTACCATAATAATTGCAGAAACTAAA